ATATCTACCATCTTGCTCCGCTCAAGGTCTGTTGCGTGAGGCTGAGCTAACCTCAACGTGCGATCGATGTCGTCTTTGGATACAAGCTTGACGGGTCGATTCTGTTGGACTGGAACCGGGACGTCTGGCTCGAGCGATTTCGAGAACTCGCCCCATGCCAAGTTGTACGCCTCGGACGCGGCCACCGATTTGGCGATCATCTGCAAGGCGCCGGCGCGCGCGAGTGGGTGGGCGGGGTGAGGCGTTATCGCGATGTTGTGTACGAGCGACTTGACGATCCGCTTGCGATTGTTCGGGTCTCGACGGCCACGACCCTCGATCGACATGCCGACCTGTCGCGAAGAGTTGGCGGCCTTCATCGCGAGCATCGTCTCATAGGTCTCTGCGGCGATCTTCTTGTGCAGGTACAAGAACCCGGACACGCGAGTGGCGCGTACGTCGTTTCCGGTCTTCGGGTCCTTGATCGTTGTCTTCTCGATGCTCTCGATCTCCCCGATGACGCCGTCCGCTTCGCGATAGTGACCCTGCGTGAAGAACCCGTACTCCTTCGCGTACGAGAAGTCTGCACCGTCCTGGTCGACCTCATCGCCGTCCTGGTCCTGTGACTCGGCTGTGGCGATTCCCTCGATGGCGCCGCGCATCTTGCTTCCGCCCTTCGCGTCCTTGACGAGCGCCAAAGCAACATCGACCGTGTCAATGATCCCGACCCGACCGAGTGAGAAGAAGAGTTCGTTACTGTCCATCGTCGTCTCCCAAGGGAACGCCCGGCGCGTTGCCCGTCTCGTCTTTGACGATACCACCGTCGCGGGTGGCGTAGTAGCCCTTTGGAACGTGCAGCACCCAGCACCTACAGTGTGGATGCACAGGGCTCGACGACGCGGCCATCTGTCCTTCGGTCGTATGTGCGTCACGCAACAGTTGCGTCGCCGAAAAGAGGTTCAGCGTCCCGAGTGGAGAGACAAACAACTCGATGCACTTGCTACATGCGTCGGGTTCTGGGACGCGCGCGATCATATCGCCGTCGCCAGCCTTCTCTTCGATGGAGATGATTTGTCCCTCGTTCCACGTCGACTGCGTAATGACGTCGGCGCGCTGTAGCCAACTCTGACTGAGGAGCTTCTCGAGGTGCTCAGTCTGCTTGTACATCTCGGGCAGCGTCTGAGTTGCTGTGAGCGCCGTGAGTACCGCATCGAGGCGCGTGGACTTGTCCTCTCCTGGCATCTTGTACTTCAGGCTTGACGTTGATGCGCCGATGATATCCCGCGCAGCCACCTCGCCTAGCATCCGTGTCTCGAGTGCGAGCCTCTCCGCTGCGTTGTTCGCGATGGCCGTTAGTACCGCTGACCCAGATAGTTCGTGCGCCGACGTCTTCCATTTCGCGCTCGACCACGATGCCTGCTTAGTTCGACTCTCTTCGTCAACTACCCCTGCCACACCCGCGGCCAACGCGAGCCAAAGAAAGAGCGGAGTCTCAGGTTTGCCCTTCAGGGCGCCGCGCAACTCCAGTTCCTTGCGCCTGGATTCGGTTAGGTGCGCGCGCTCTCCGGCGATGCTCCAGGCCAACGCGTCGTAGTGATCGCGGATACCCCAAGCAAGGCGGGCGGAGTCGGCGAGCGACCAGAACATCAGCGCGCTCCGGGCGTGGAGGCCTTGCGCTCGTGAATGCCCTTGACCACTTCACGTAGCCCCGCAAGGTGGCGGTCGTGCATGGACTTGAGCAGCGTCATCATGTCGACGACTGGTACTGGCGTAACGCCCTCGTCGCGCGCTGACGTGATGCTTTTTGCGACTGCCTTATCGAGAGAGACCACGTCCTGTTTCCGGATACGGAAGACACCGCGCGACGCGACGATGACGTCTCCGCGTTTCTCGGCCTCGGCCGACATGGGGAGTGCTCGGTGCGAGAAGATGATGGCCTGCTGCAGGACGGACAGGGCTACAACGAGGTCACCACTTCGAGCGCGCTCCGCCGCGACAGACTCCTTGTCTGTGAGTCGGACAAGCATGTCGGTCTTGATGTCGAAGATGGACTTGCCCTTCAGACCGTTGCGCGCGGACTTCGCAGCGTCACCAGTGACCACGAACCACATCGGGTTCTGCGGACTGTCGTATGCCTGCTGCGACGCCTGTACGAGCGGACCAACGGTGTGCGCAAGCTCCTCACCCCGAGCGATGGCATCCTCGATGGCATCGACCCAGCCCTTCTCATTTTCGTGCATCCTCTCGACGGCCTCAGACGCATGGGACCGGTCACCCATCATCGAGGCCACGGCGAGTTGTATCGCTGCGGATGTCTCCTTGTCCTTCTTGCTCACGCCTGCGCGGATCATATTCTCCGCTAGCCTCTCGTCCCCGCCGGCCTCTCGGACCTTCTTGATGATGTCGTCCTTGCTTGTGCGTTTGGCGCCTTGTCCTCCGCCCTGGTGCGGGGTCTGCTCGTCGCGCTTCTCTGCCTCGTCGTCCTGAGACTTGCGCTGCTTGTTCGAGTCAACCCAGTAGGTCTGGAAGTGCGGGCGCAGCCCAGCAACGTACCGAGTCACGCGGTCAAGAGAGCGTTCTGATTCAGTCGCCAGCATCGCTCACACCCCATCGCCGGAGTCGCCAGCGCTTCCGCCACCTGACCAGTCCGCCGGATTGGCCGGCCCCACGTCGCCGCCGTCATCCTCGAACTGGCGAAGCTCTGGAGCCTCGTCGAGCATCGACCCCTTCTCAGACGTTAGGCCCATCGGCTGGATGCCAGTGCCAACCGCACCCGGAAACGTCGTCGACTGAGCAGTCAAGATCTGTGTCACTGCGGTCATGAGCGTTGGGTCAAGTGGACAATCACCAAGCACAGCCGCAACACCCGTAAGCGGCGGACGATCGTGCTCAGCGCGGATCTCGTTGACCGTGACGAAGGTGCGTACTGCCTTTCCGTCCGTCTCGATACGTTGAGCCTCGGTCTGTGCACCATAGCCAGCGAAAGCGAACTCGAAGTCGGGGGCGATGTTCCACAGGAGTTTCTGATTGATCTCGGCCTCGTACCCACGAAGCAGTGGGCGAAGCCCACGCTCTTTCGACGCGGTGATGCGCTCGCCTGCAGGCGCCGCATTCATCGAAGTCTTCTGCCCTTCGTTACCGTAAACGAACCCGAGTTCCGCTGGGTCCATCTGGTACTCAGCACAGATGACGCGGAGCAGCCACGAGATCCACTCGCGGTACTCCATCTCCTGGTTCGTGCGCGAGAGCGAGACGGCCTTGATGTCTTCGTCGGCCGACGGGTCGAGCTTGATGAACGGGACGCGCTTCGAGGCGCTAACGCCTTGAAGCATCTCGTAAACCTCGGTCTGAAGCACACGGAAGAGCTTGTTGCTCATGCGCGATTTGAGCGCGAGGATCCCCGAGGCGTGCACGCCGCTCGTGAAGTTCACCGCGTTGAACGTCTCGGCGTTGACGATGCGAGCGACGGTACCGACGAGCACTTCGAGTTCCGGATACCCGTAGCCGTTCGCGGCCAACAGGGTGCGAGGGCGTCTCACGCCGAACATCATCTCGTCGTGTTCGAAGGTCGCCACGATCTTGTCGTTGACGATCTGAACGAACCCGTCGTCAGTGTCGCGTTGGCCCTGTTGACGCTCCGCGTCCGTAAGCCGAGCGCGTCGAATGGTCGCGGCATCAACCGCCTTCCATCCAAGCGGCTTACCGCCGTTTGAGAAGATGATCTCCGAGCACCGCTGGTCGTAGATGAGCGAGTCGCGCACGGTCTTGCGGCCCCAGACCTCGAAGGACTCTTCCTTGCCAAGTTTCGGGTCGCCGCACGAGTTGACCCAGCGCATCAACTCCTCAGCCCTCTTTGCCTCGATGCGCGTCGGAGGCCGGCGGCGTTCGCGGAGACGGACCACGAAACCTGTGCCGTACGGCGACTCCTGCGGCACACAGAACTCGCCGAACTCGTGAACACGCGTACCGATGATCGCTGAGCACACGGGAACCGTCGCGAGTTGACGGAGCGTAGGAAAATCGAGAACCATCGCCCCAGGACGAGACGTCATATTCTCGCCCTGAGCCTGCTTCATACGTTCGCGAATCTCGTCGATTTCGTGGGCCTTGCCGTACTCCGTCTCGCGTTGCGACTGAGTCGACTCAACGGAATCAAACCTTCGCGCCTTCGCGAACGCGGATACCGCCTCTCCGTAGATGGTCGCGGCCGACACAAGTGCCGTGCTTGCGCCCTGAAATGCTCGGTCGATGAGGCCCATGATCCCTACCCTATCGGCACCGGAGTGCCGATCGCTACTTCGGCTTTCGTCGCCTCGATGGGCTTGTACATGTCCTTCAGTCTGGACACGAGTTCCTCACGGTTCCGCGTGCCAGGGGATACCGAGTACGCCTTGTCGAGGAGCCCTTCGACACTCGATACCCACCACACGTGACGCGTAACATTGGAATCGAGGTCGCCGCCCTCGACGATGTCCTGAAGCTCCTGCACCGCGTTGTGGATTCGGCGAATGGCGCGCGATCGAGCGAACGCCTTCTCGGACACATCTCCGGTCTTCCTCTCAGAGAACTTGAAGTACAGAGCGTTCTCGCGACGAAGCCCCGCAAGCATCCCGGCGATGCGTTTGTCGGCCGGGTCCTTCCAGTCGCCAATGTCCTTCGCGAGGTACTGAAAGAGCGTCTCGTACGGAGGATAATCCTCGGCACGCGGCGCGTCTTCCTCGGGGTACATCGTTCGGGTAGGAACGTGTGGGTTATTGGTCTCGACCGACTTCGTCTCTAGGCATTTGGCGATAGGCTCCCGCATCACATCCCTCCCTCGAACCGATTTGTCGACGCTCCCGAGCGCCGACTCGAGCTTTTCGCGAACCCGGTCCTTGGCACTTGCAGACATGCCTTTGACGCCATCAAGGCGGGCAAGTGCGTTTCGTGTGTGTGCGGCGTCGACCTTGCCAGACTTGTCCTTGTACGGGAGGTGGCGAAGGGCGCGCGGGACGGTCTTGCCACCCTTGTCCTTCTCGCCGCCCGGAGCGATCCAGCCGAAGCTCGAATCAGGCAAGTCGTTGACGTCTGCTGTTGACCACATCGCCATCGTACCCTCGCTACGCGTGAATACCGGTGCGCCAAGACAAAAGGACCACATGCGGCGTCACAGGCGCGCCGCCGGCAAGGGTCACCTTGATGCGTCGGATGGCTCTTCCGGTAATGACGGTAGTCGTCGCTTCGGCCACACCAGCCACCGTGTCGCGCCACACGTCCTCCGAGCCCACCATCGCATAGGCGACCGAGTAGGTGGCTCCACCTAAGTCCGTGGGGTTGATTTGGTGGTCAGAAAACAACTCGAAGTCGTGGTCCTTACAGACCGTGTCTGCGTCAAGGATGACCTCGGCCGCAGGCATCGGGATGGTGACCTTTGAGCCCCGACCAGGGGACCAGTTGACCTTCTCAGGACTCGCCATGACGCACCTTCTCGACCGGGACCCGGCCCCGTAGTAGTCTGCTGCCGCCCACCCTGGGGGTCAACCCCTAGCTAAACACAGTACCTGCCGTCGTCTTCCTCTTCGTCCGGGTCCACATTTGCGCCGCCAGTTATCAGGTGCCCGACGCCTGGAGGGAGGTGATCGAGGAATGCCCTCATATCCGCCTTCTGCTGCGCATTCAACCTGCGCTCAGCCTGCTGCTCAGGCGTTACCTCTTCGTCGATACCTTCTCCGTCGCGTGTCACGTTGACCCCTTCTTGAGTGTAAAGGATTCCTGTACTTACGGCGTAACTGAGCCCTCCGCTCGTGCGGAAATATCGCAAGGCCAACGCGGTCATATCGCACTGGTCATCATGGTGGCCACCGTTGCCAAAATCGATCGACTCGGATTCGTAAGCCGCTAGCCATGGCGCCCGCTCAGGGAGGTGGACGAGGCCATGGCGCATCGCGAGCGTCTCTGCCGCGTACCGGAGTTCCTTCTGTCCCTTACCTGGGTTGATGAGTTGGATGGCCGTTCGGAACCCGGTCTCGGCCTGCAGAAGTTGACCGAGCGCCGTACCCGAAGACGTGGACTCGATCAGCATTAAGTGGGGGCGCCATGTGACCGCAATGTCCTTCGCCTCTTGGACAAGGTCAGGGAACAGGACCTTCTCACGGAACACGTCGAGCAGGTAGAAGCCCTCTTGGCATTCTGCCCAAGTGCCACACACGGAGAAGTCGTTTCGTTCCGAGTCCTTTGATGCAATATCCCACACGCTCACGACCCGTGTGGCCCTCTTGATAATGGTCGGTATGTCCTGGGTCTTGTAGCGCCTGCGGTTGTCACCTTCGCCGTCGAACCAGTTCAGGTCGAACATCGGCTCGCCACCGCCGACCTTTGCCGCCTTGCACATCATCGTCCGTTGGAACTCCCACGGAGAACTAGAGAACTCCTGCCGACGCTTCTCGATACGCTCCATGGGCCAAACGTCGGGCCACGCCGACCCACCGGTATCCGGGTCAATGACCGGGCACTTGATTGAGAAGAAGCCCTCCCGTGCTGCGAGGTTGTGGAGCAGGTCGTCGTCCGCCCAGGCCGTCCCGATGACCACGACTCGAGAATCCTCGGTCAGACGACCAACAACGTTGGCATCGTACCAGAGGGGGCCCTTGGCTCGCAGCGCCGACGTGCCCGTGTTGGCGAGTGTCAAGCAGTCGTCGATGATAACAAGATCAAGTCGCGAACCGATGATCGAGCCGTTGAGACCTGAGCACTGGATGGTCGGGTCCTTCGGAGATCCAGGGCGCTTGATGTGGATACGGTCTGTGCGCCACATCTCGAACTTGCCGTCTGCTCCGAGTTGCGGCTGCAGGTCGGGGAACACGTCATGGAGTGCCGAGTCCGGGTCCGTGATGTACTTCTTGATCGAGGCCAGGATCTTCTCCGCGTTCGTCACGATGTCCGAGACGATGGCGACGCGAAGGAGCGGGTTGCGACCTATCTCCCACAGGACACGCGAGATGCTGAGCGCCTGGGTCTTCGCGGCCTCGACGTGCGACCACACGACCACTCGCGGGTGCTCGCCAATGAGCGCGTTCCACTTCGCATGGTTCGGTGCCGGCTTAATGAAACCGTTCGTTCGCTCATGTCGAAGCACATAGAGTTGGAACGCGTTCGGATCCTGTCGCGCAAGTTCGATAGCTCGACGCTTCATCGAGCGGTACTCGGCATCAGTGATCTTCATTCGGCGCCTCTATCGTCGCGTCCTTCGGGAGCTGTCTCCCTGAAACAATGACGTTCGCCAAGTGGTCCGCCTCCAGGCTCCTCCCTTCGTCATCGCTTCCATCGCCATCGTCCTTCCGTTCGGGCTTCGCGCCAATCAACATCAGCGGGTCGCCGACCTGATCACGGTACAACTTCGACTGGTTGTTGGCGATGCGCACCGACGCCTCGATGACACCAACGCCCTTCTCGAGGATCTTGAGGGCGGACACCGGGTCGATCCCCTCCTCGACGTCATCGATAGCCTGCTCGACCCGGTCCATCATCTTTTCGGTGAGCCTCGCCATCCGGTCCGCGGTCTTCGACAAGCGCCTCGATGCGGACGCGTGCCTCTTCCTGGTAGCGAGGTCACTCTGCGTCGCCTTGACCATCTCGTCGACAAGCCGAACCTGTATGGCCTCCTTGCTAACGATCTCGGTTGTAGCGAACCGTTCGCGCAATGGGCGCTTCCTGCCCGGAAGGCCGATGTCGATAAGCGCCCGCGCCTGCTCTGGTGTTACGCCAGATGTCCTCGCGACGCGCGGGATGTCTTGTCCGTACCTTTCGATCGCACGCGAAACAGCCGCGTAGTCCTGAACCGTCAGCCCAGCCGACGCATCGTAGTCCGGAGATGGTATCGCGTCTTTCACGGGAGCCTTGAGAACCTCTTCGTAACGTCAATGTCGCGAACCCTGGGTTGCGCAGAAGGGAACGACTCGCGTATCCACACGCGCTCGTTGTCGACCTCGTCGAGGGAGACCTCCCGGAACCATGACTTGGTCTGCGGGTCCCAGTGATACCCGCGGTCCTTAAGTAGCGTGTTGTCCGCGTACTTCGTGCCAATGGCATCCACCCGACATGATGGCGCGTAGGCCTTCGTAAGAAGCTCTCCGAGACGTTGTGACACGGTCACAAGATGGATGAGTGCGTCGACGTCTGCGAGGGCTCGGTGAGCGTCGTACCAGAACCCATGCCACGCGCACAGGACCTCGAGCGAGTTCGACGGGCACCGCGGCTCGTAGTCGTTCTTCCACTCAAGCTGGCTGGCTGTGCAAGCCCAAACGGTGGTGGGTAGCGATGTCACTCCGGCCAGCGTGAGTTCGTTTTCGATGAAGGGGCGATCGAACCCTGCGTTGTGCGCCACGACCGCGTCGGACCTGTCGATGGCCCTGGCGACAGCCTTCCAGTCGATCGTCTTCCCGCGCACATCGTCGTCAGAGATGCCGTTCGTCCGGGACGCGTTCGGGGATATCGGCCGGCCTGGGTCTTGGAGCGCCGAGAGGCCAGAGTAGATATCCGCGACCGATCCGTCCTCGTCAAACAGGACGGTACGCGCGCCAACCTCGACGACGCGGTCCTGTGTGTAGTCGAGTCCGGTCGTCTCGGTATCAAGGAACAGGACGAGGGTCTGGTCGTCGCGCTTTGGCCCAGAGATCCTGGGGGACATAGACAGCCCGTCGAACTTCTTGATGGAGGCGACCCCGAGACCATCACTCAAGTGCTTCACGACAACTCCTTCTTCGCTTCTTCGAGACGGCCAGCGTACTCGAGGATGGCGGCCTTGTTGATTCCCACGTCATCG